GACTCTTTTAGATATATGTTAGCTATTCTAGGATTGTATGACATAACATCAAAAGATTTCATGTTAGCATATGAAGAGAAAGATTTGTACTTGAAGAAGATACAAGTTTTAAATGATCACGTAAAAGGACAGCCAGTTGCTATTATAGACATTGATGATATCATATGTAACTTTAGAGAATACTTTAATGATTGGTTATACAAAACTTTAGGAATTGTTATTGATAAAAATAGTACGTCTTATTATTCTTCAAAAGAAGTTAAAGACTTTGGGTATAGTCCTGAAGGTGTTTTTGAAGAATTTATACAAACAAACGAACTATTAAATATTCCTTCTATTGTAAAAACAAATGAAGTAATAAACTATTTGCATGACAAAGGATACTATATTCAGCTATTAACAAGCAGACCGGAGAGTAATTTAAAATGTAAATATCAAACTTATAAGTGGCTAGATAACAATGGTGTGATATTTGATAATTTATCATTTGCTTATGAAAAGTACATTTGGGTTGCAAAACAAAAGTATTATATTTCAGGTGACGTTAAATTTGCAATTGATGACAGCCCAAAACATTCTATGGAATACGCAACTCATGATGTAAAAGTGCTTATGCCAGATTTACCGTATAATAAAAAAGCAATTCATGAAAATATAATAACTTTTAAAAGAAAAGACATGTTAAAAGAAGTAAAAAAATTAGCAAATAATATCGTGTAAATTTAAATTAATTATAGTATAATATTAAAGTAATAATAAAACAATCAAAATGGAGAAAAAATGCCAATTAATAATGATCTAAAACCTGTTACATTGCCTATGGAATTAAAATTTGACCAAGAAGTTAAAACAAGATTTATAAACAATCTTGAAGCTTTAAATATAGAATTGATTGAAGGTCCCACAAGACATCAAGCAATGAATATTGCATGGAACATGACAAAAGCAACTTGGGCTGATGATCCTTTGTCAACGCAATTAAGTCCTTTCCAGCTTAAAGAAGCATCACAAAACTTACAAGACGTTTTAAACTTTAGAGCACTTCCTACTCCAATGGAATGTCTTGGGTTTACTTTTAAAATTAGCGGAATTGATACACAAACTGTAACACATCTTATTCGACATAGAGCTGGTTCATTTGCGGCACAATGTACTGGTGATAGAGATCTTAGATTTGATAATATTCTAGTCCCTGAGTCTGTAGAGAATTCAACATTTTACAATAGATTTCAAAAAATTGCTAATGATGCAAAGAAACTATATGCAGACATGACTGATAGTAAGTGTATATCAATGATGGATGCTCGAGTAATTCTTCCTAAGTGCACAGAAACATTTTATATTGCTAGATTCAACCTTAAAGATTTGATTGGGTTTATCAAACAACGTCAAGATGTTCAAATTCAACCTGAGGTTGATAACATAATTGCAACAAGAATCGCTAGATTAGTTGTTGATAGAATTCCTGAAGTTTCTACATGTTTAGACTTTGAAAAACCTGATATGCACTATGTTCGAACATTTAGAGTTGAAATGCCCAATGGCGAGTATACTTCAAGAGGGACTAACTTGTATCAACCAGAACCTAAAAATGATTTATTTGAGTATAACGTGAATGATTCTATTTATCAATGTAGAAGAGAAGAGCTCAACGGAGATGTTCCTACAGATAATGCTAAAAACTTTACGTTAATGTGGAATGAAGATGTACAGTATATCAACAATATTAAAGCACAGTTTTAGGAGGTTTTATGAAAATTTATTTAGCAAGCGGTTGGTTTAATCCTACACAAGCAGAAGAATTAACACATTTAGAAAATATCTTTGATCAAAGAGAAGATTTTTTTGAGTTAGCTTCACCAAGAAGAATATTTGTTTGTCCACCTAATGCACCACAATCAGTTCAAGATGATACGTTTAAAGGAAATCTCCATCATATTTCTACATCAGACTTTTTATTAGTTAACACAAGAGATAAAGACATTGGAACAATTTGGGAAGCTGGATATGCATATGCATATAACAAACCTATTGTTTATTTTTGCGCTGGTCTACCTGCAGGAGCTAAGTTTAATTTAATGTTAGCTAAAAGTGGCATTAAAGTTTGTACTTCTTTTAAAGATCTTACAATTTATCTAGATAGAGTAATTGAATCAAAAGAATTAATAAACGAGCCTTATGATAAAAGTATCGAATGAAACTAAACAAGATACCCAGAAGTATTAAGTTTATTCATTCTTTTGAAATTGTAGGAAACAAAAAAACAAAAATTATAAAATTCCCTTCAGGAGTTTTATCTAAAACAAAAAATTGGAATATTGTATTATCAAGGGAACAATTCGATTTACGTGATAAAGTATTTTTAATTACAGCATCTTATAAAATTTTTAAAAAAGTTTTCTATATAGGGCTTCTCAATAATAATCTTATTACGATGTCTGAAGATGAAATCGATTACTTTATTAAACCGCATATAAGGAGTAAAAAATGAGTACTAAAGCAACTATATTTCATAATAAAAAATTGCATTTTTATGAAGACGTATTTGATGATAAAAATGTATATTTAGAGCTGTACGATTTAGAAGAAGCAACTATTCAAATATTTCCAAAGTATTTTTCTAATGAGCAAAAAAATAAAATTACATTTAAAATATTAAAAAAAGACTTTAAGGATATTATTAATAAAGCTAATAAAATAAATTTGGAGTAAAAATGAATTGTATAAATGATAATAATATTTCTTATTTCAATAAACTAAAAAGCAGCTTTGAAAAAAAATAATAAAAAACATTTTTATTTTAAATGGAAGAAATCTTATTGTTATGTCAAAAAATAATAATACAGTTTGTTTTAAGATAGATGATATAAAAGTTTTTAGTACAGTAAACAATATTTCAAACTGGAGCACATTAAAAACAAAATACAGTAGAGTATGTATTAGCTTTAGAGATGGGAGCAACTTGTATCTAAATGACAAAGAAGACACCAGCACATTTGTAATAGAGGAAAGAAATGGATTATAACAAAAAATATAATATCTCTTTTAAGGGCTTAAGCAAAGGAGATTATATAGAATACAGTAAATCCCCATGTTTCTGTGTTAAAGGTTGTAATGATCCTAGACATATAAGAAAATGTTTAGTCTTAAAAATAAAGCTAAAATTATCACTAAAAACAAAACATGGAATATCAAAATATTTTAATTACACGGTGCTACAAGATAATCAAACAATTATAATTAAATCACAGAACATAAAAATACATTCAATTATGAGGTCAAAATGAGAATAGCAATTACGGGAGAAAATGGATTTATAGCTAAGAATTTAGCAAGAGAAATAAGAGAGTTTGATCATGCATTCATATCTTTAAAAAAACATGGACATTTTCTATCATCAAGATTAGATGATACAGGAGAACCTTGCGTATATTCCAACTCTGAAGAAGATTGGTATAGAACTTTTATGACGCTTGATATCGACGTAATCGTTCATAATGCTGCTGTAGTAGGAACAGATGTTGTTGCGCTAAATGGCAAGCATTCAAATATGACAAACATTTACGGGACACAATTGATCACCAACGCTGCAAATAGAGCAGGCATCTTAAATGTTTATATAGGAACTTCAGTGATATATGATACAAAAATATATCAAGATACAGAAATAACTGAAAAAAGTAAAATATTTCCTAGGACTTTATACGCTATTCAAAAGCATGCAGGTGAGATGATTGTTAGAAATACATCAAAAGAGTATCTAGTAATTAGACCTTTGTTCGCATATGGTGGTGAAGGTGATATGAATTCTTTAATTGCTAAATCCATGTTTGCTGTAAAAAACAATAAAGAAGATGTTGATATGTTCTTAGATCCAGAAAAAATTAAAGACTACATGCATGTTATGGATTTTTGTAATGCAATTATGACTGCAATAGAATCTGATATAAGAAATAACGAATATAACGTATCAGCTAACAATCCGTATAAAACTTCAATGATAATTAATAAAATTCAAAAGCATATTAATTGTGACTTAAGCAAAATTATAAAATGGCATAAAGAGACAGATTATTTAGGTAATCATAGACTTTCAAGTAATAAGTTTAGAAAAGACTTCAACTGGAAAAATCAAATATCTTTTGAAGAAGGAATAGAGATGTCATGGGATTCAATACAGCACTGTAACGATGATTATAATCCTTTGAAGTATTTAGATCAAGCAAAAGAATCAAATGTAAATTTAAAAGATTTCTTTCCTAAATAAATTATTCGTTATAATTACCTATAAAGGAGGAATCTTTTATGGGAAGAAAAACAACTAAAATAGTTATAGAATGTAGTCATTGTAAAGTAGACTATAAAATAGCACCATCAAAATCTAAAACATCGAAATTTTGTTCTAAGCCTTGTATGGATGAAGCAAGAGATGTTAAAGTTGAATATACATGTAAAGTGTGTAAAGATGTTTTTAAATCTGGTAAGCCTAAAACTTATTGTTCTAGAGTCTGTTATGTAAAAGACGTAAAGAAAAAAAGGGTTGACTTAAAATGTCAGAGTTGTGGAAAAGAATATCAAAAGCCTATCGGCAAAGAAACTAAATACTGTAGCAGGGATTGTACTTTTGTAGCACAGAGTAGTGGTCTTGCTGATATACCTTCTAACGGAAGAAAAGGATTTAGAAGAGATTTAAATCCAAACTATTTTTTCAAGTCTTCTTTGGAAGCAGACTATGCAAGATATTGTGATTCAGTAGGTAAAAAATATATCTACGAGCACAAAACTTTTAGAGTTCTATACGGAAGTAAAGAAAAAGTGTACACTCCAGACTTCTATCATCCCGACGAAGATAGATATGTTGAAACTAAAGCTGTTAGACGAGATAGAAAATTTAATTCAAACCTTTTAGCCGCTGATTTACTTAAAAAACAAGGTGTCAACATTGATGTTTTGTTAATGGATGATTTTTACAGAACAATAAAGCAAAGTGGACATTACTGGTTAATTGACAATATTGAAAACAAGAATTATGATGGTACTAGACATTTAATATATTTAAAAAAAAGAGTAAGTAATGTATCAAATAAATCAACTAGTTAGATTTTATAATCCAATAAGTCATATATTTCCACCAGATATAAAAGATTATAATGTAGGATTGATAATTTCTATAAATCACTACCGCAAAAAAAATGCTGTTTATAGAATATTATATCGAAATAAAACACTTTATGCTATTGATGAGTATATAAGACCAATTGACTAAAGAAAGTGTAATATGAATAGAGTAAGACAAAAAGGAATGATTTCTGCTATTATTCTTTTTGCTGCAGCTATATTAGCGCTGTTCAGTATCGGTATTGTAGACATAGGAAAGCTTTCTATAGATATCAATATAGAAAAGCAAGCGTTAGATAGCTGTAGCATTTTAATTGGAAATAAAGTTATTCAAACAAACGATATAGAACTAGCATGCAATTCAAATTTTGGTGATGATTGCTTAGAAATAGCAGGTAGCAAAACTGGAAGAATGTCATGTAATGATTTGGGATTAATTTGTAATGATCAAGATGTGTGTAAAAGAAAATTTTTAATTTCATCATCATACAACCCAGGGACTAGTGATGTTACAAAATCAGTCAATGTATATATAAATGAAGAAACTCATGAAGTTAACTTAGTTGATGCGGCTGTAGTTTTATTACTAGACTATAGTGGTTCTATGAGAGGAAACAGAATAGTACAGTTAAAGTCAGCTGTAAGAGAGTTTATTGATTCTAGATTTAATCTGAGTTACTCTGTTATTCTTTACAATAACAATATTATAGCAACATCAGATATCAACAAAGGATTAAACCACGATCAAACTGTGATATCTATAGTTAACAATAACAATCCGGGCGGAGGCACAAACTTTGTTTTGCCCTTGCAAGAAGCGATGCAACAAATAAATAGCACAAATCACGAAGTATACTATATATTGTTAATATCAGATGGCTCACCTAATGAAGGCTTACAACCGTCTAAAAACTTTGTAGATAATAATATAATGAATATTAATAATAATTTCTGTGTTTTATCTACGTTTCAAAATCCATGTATATCTATTTTTTCTTTGGGTGTAGATAACGCTGACATAAATGTACTATCTAATCTGAGCGGCAATTCTTTAAATCAGAACAATGATGATTATCTATATACAGTTAATGCTAATCAAACAGCGTCAGCTTTTAATGCTATAATAGAAGAAATAATGTGTAGAGTAGGACCTATAGCTGCTGAAGATGCTTTGTATGTATTTAATGATTTAGAAGTTTTAGAAGAAGATATAGATTACGTATATAATGAAGATATTAAGATTATTAAGTTTTATGATCAAGATCCTTTCAATATATGCACAGAAATGCTAAACAATAGAAGCAATATCACAATAAGATGGGGAAAAACATATTTAGAAGTTTTAGAGTAAACTTTTCTAGCTATTCTACATATCTTATACTTCTATTTATCTGTCAGGCATTTTATTCCATTTATCTTCTAAAGCTTTTTGTTTTTCTTTATCTCTATTGTCTAAGTAACTTTCTAAGTAATTAAAACCTTTAGCAAGTTGTTTGCCTAAAAATCTAGTAGATACATTAAATATTATTCCAAAAAGTTTACTTAAAGCTGTATTGTTTTTTACAACTTGTTTCCGAATTTTATCAGTGTAACCTTGTGAATTCTTAATAAGATTAGAGATTTCTTTATCTTCTTTACCGTAGTAGGCAACGTCTTCATATGAATGAAGATTTAAACTAAGATTATAATAGTTAAAGATAACGTGATATTTTTTTATTATTTTAATTAGTATTGATTCACTACAATTTCT